TAACAGGTAAAGATAAAAAACCCGGTGTGCGGCGTAATGTCGGTACTGGTAGAGAAGAAAAAGCTAATGTTACGCGGGAGCAGTTACAGAAAACTGGGTTATCGCTACGTGATTATCTGAACTTTATGGATAAGAATAAAAGACGACCTAATAACTCTGACGCAGCGGCGGCTAAAAAGATAACAGCAGGATTTAAAGCGAAGAAAGCTAAGAAAATGATGGGTGGTGGTATGGCTATGAAGTCTAAGGGTTACTCTAAAGGCGGTGCCATGAAGACCAAGGGCTACAAGGCTGGTGGTAAGCTACCAATGGTTGAGAAAGACGGGAAGATGGTTCCTGCGTACGCTGCCGATGGTAAGGGTAAGATGATGGCTGGTGGTAAGGTCAAGTCTAAAGGCATGGCTAAAGGCGGCATGATGAAGACCAAGGGCTACAAGAAAGGCGGTAAAGTTCGCGGTGCTGGCATTGCTCGTAAGGGTGTACGTCCAGCTAAGATGCGATGAGACGTTACTATAAGACAGGCGGGAAGATATGTTCTGAGGGTAAGGCTTGGGCCAAACGTACCTTTGATACATACCCGTCTGCTTATGCGAATATGGCAGCGTCTAAATACTGTAAAGACCCTAGCTATGCCAAGGGCAGTAAGAAGAAAAAGAAGAAGTAATGGGTGAGCTAAAGAAATGGCGTGACCAAAAATGGGTTCGTATCGACAGTAAAGGCAACATCGCTGGAGAGTGCGGTACGTCAAAGAATAAGAAGAACCCAGACCGCTGTTTGCCGCTGGCTAAAGCTAAGTCTCTAAGTAAAGCTCAACGCGCTGTTACGGCACGTAAGAAGAAAAAAGCTGGCGCAAAAGGTCAGCAGGTAGTTAGTAATACCAAGGCTGCTAAAGTTAGGAACGCTGCCGAGGGTGGTATGATACGGGCAAACCACAGAGGCTGTGGGGCAGTAATGAACAATAGACGTAAGAAAACTCTGTACGTATAGGAATAGACGATGACTACATCTGGAACAACAGCATTTGACATGGATTTCACGGAGATCGCTGAAGAGGCGTGGGAACGTGCTGGTCGTGAAATGCGTTCTGGGTATGACTTGCGTACTGCCAGACGCTCTATGAACTTGATGACTATTGAGTGGCAGAACCGTGGCATTAACATGTGGACGATTGACGAAGGTACTCTAGCCCTTACTGAAGGCACATCTGAGTACACACTGCCCGCCGATACCATTGACCTACTAGAACAACAGATACGTACAGGCAGTGGCAATGTAGCTACTCAGTCTGACCTTACTATCAGTCGTATCAGTGTAAGCACGTATGCGTCTATACCTAATAAGTTAACACAGGGTAGGCCGATTCAGGTTTACATAGAACGTCTACGAGATGCCCCCAAAATCAACGTGTGGCCTGTCCCAGACAATAATGACTATGTATTCTACTATTGGCGTATGCGCCGTATAGAGGACGCTGGAAGCGGTATACAGACTTCTGATATGAACTTTAGGTTCTTCCCATGCCTAGTAGCTGGGTTGGCTTACTATATTGCTATGAAGATCCCAGAACTTATGGCACGAGTGCCTATGCTGAAAGAAGCATACGAAGAGCAGTTTGCGTTAGCGGCTGGAGAAGATAGGGAGAAAGCGTCTCTACGGCTTGTACCGCGTGCAACTAGGGTTTAGTAATGTCGAACCGATTTGCATCAGCTAAAAAAGCCCTTGCGGAATGTGATGTCTGTGGGTTTCAGTACAAACTAAGAGAGCTAAAAAATTTAGTACGAAAAGGGACTAATACAAACATAAAAGCGTGTCCTTCGTGCTGGAATCCAGACCAACCGCAATTAAAGTTGGGGGAGTTTCCAGTAGACGACCCGCAAGCTATTAGAGACCCAAGACCCGACAGAAGTTTAGGGGTAGCAGGTGTTAACAGTAGTAGACAGATACAATGGGGTTGGAACCCTGTAGGGGTAGGAGATGACCCTTACAATTTAACTCCAAATGACTTGGTTGCCACAGGGCAGGTAGGTACAGTAACAGTAACAACAACTTAGAGATGTGACATGAAAGCACCAAAAGTGGTTAAAACCGTAGGATGGCCTACACCAGTAGAAGTAAAAGATGCACCTAAGCCTGATATGTCTGGCGTTAAAACTACCGGCATTAAAGTACGTGGTACTGGCGCAGCAACTAAAGGACTTATGGCCCGTGGGCCTATGGCGTAGATATGAACTACACTGAACTGAAAACAAACGTCCAAGACATCTGTGAGAACACGTTTACAGATGACCAGCTTGCTATGTTTACAGAACAGGCAGAGCAGAAGATCTATAACGCAGTTCAGATACCGGCGCTACGTAAGAACGTTACGGGGACAGTAACAGGCAGTAATACTTATTTGACTGTACCTACAGACTTTCTCTACCCGTACAGCTTGGCAGTTGTAGATGGAGACGGTAACTATAACTACTTACTCAGTAAGGACGTTAACTTCATACGTGAAGCGTACCCAGCCACTACACCTACAGGGCTACCTAAGCACTACGCAGTGTTTGATGACACCACGTTTATCCTTGGGCCTACCCCTGATTCTAGCTACGTCACTGAGTTACATTACGGTTACTACCCAGAGTCTATAGTTACCGCCGGTACTTCTTGGCTAGGCACTGAGTTTGACTCCGCGCTGCTAAACGGCACTTTGGTCGAAGCCATACGGTTTATGAAAGGTGAGCCTGACTTGGTTGCGTTGTACGATAAGATGTACGTCACCTCCATGAGCTTATTAAAAGTGCTGGGTGATGGTAAACTACGCTCAGACGCATATAGATCAGGGCAACCTGTAATGCCGGTTCAATAGGAATATAGATGTTTTTACAAGCACCTAAGCTAGAAGTAGGTAATGTAGTATCGCTCAACAAGCGGAAGAGTTTAAAGAAGCGGTAAAAGCTACTTCTCTACACTATATTCAAGAAGCAATTAAGAGCGATAGGACTACCCTTACCGCTGAATTAGAACGTCAAGGCCATAAAGACATGGCAGACATAATTAGGAGTCTATAATGGCTATTTCTACGGCAATGTGTACTTCTTTCAAGCAAGAATTGTTGGAAGCAAAACATAACTTTTTAGCATCTGGTGGTAATACCTTTAAGCTGGCGCTATATACAAGTTCAGCAACATTAGGTGCGGCTACAACTGCGTACTCGGCTACTAACGAAGCATCTGGTACAAACTATAGTGCTGGCGGTGCAGCGTTGACTAATGTAAATCCATCTAGCAGTGGCACTACGGCGCTTACCGACTTTGACGATCTTACGTTTTCCAGCGCAACAATTACTGCTAACGGTGCGTTGATCTATAACGACACTCAAGCTGGTGACCCAGCGGTATGCTCCTTGGCGTTTGGTGGGGACAAGACTTCTACCGCAGGCGACTTTACTATCCAGTTCCCCGCAGCAGATGCGTCAAATGCGATTATTCGCATAGCATAGCGAGTATTATGTGGCAGACCTTAACGGATGGGGCAGAGGCACTTGGGGTGAAGGCCCGTGGAGTCAAGCAGACCCTGTTGAGGTCACAGGTGTTGCTGCGTCTGGTGCGGCAGGTACAGTCACTATTGTTGCGGATGCAATTGCCACTGTCTCAGGCGTTTCTGGCACGGGGGTCATCGGGACAGTCACCGTCATTGAAGGCGCGGGTGTTACGGTTTCCGTCACAGGCGTTGAAGGAACTGGATCTGCCGGAACGGTTACTATATCCGGCGATGCGAATTTCAGTGTATCTGGTGTTGAAGGTACTGGAGCGGTTGGCACAGTTACAGCAACGGGTAACGCAGACGTATCGGTCACTGGAGTTGAAGGTACAGGCGCGGCGGGAACAGTTACAGTCGATGCTGAAGCTAATACCGATGTCACAGGTGTTGAGGGTACAGGCGCAGTTGGAACGGTTATCGCCACAGGTGGCGCGGCTATTATCCCGACTGGTGTTGAAGGTACTGGAGCGGCTGGCACAGTTACAATCGGTTTGGGACAAACACTCGTCCCGACTGGTGTTGAAGGTACGGGCGCTGCTGGTACAGTAACGGTAGATGCAAAAGCCACGGTAGTACTTATCGGGGTTTCAGGTGCTGGAGAGATAGGCGCTTTTAATGTTTGGGGACTAGTAGATGATTCACAGACTCCAAATTGGATTA